GCGCGTGCGGTCGCCATAAACGCGGGGCGCAATCTTCATCGCGCGCCACTGCTTCGTCGAGATTTTGACCTTCATCGATTGGACGTTGGCCTCGGTCGTCGCTTCGGCCAGCTCCTCGATCTCGTCGACCAAGAAGTCAGCCATTCCCTCGCGTGCGCGCGCGCACCGTGCCTCGAAATCGGGGCGCGCATCAAAAAAACGATAGACAGAAGCGCGCGAAGGCATCTTCTCGTCCTTGCAGATCTTCACCAGACTTTCGCCATTGATCATGCGCTCGCAGATCGCGTCAGCAATCTCGTCCGAATAGGTCGAAGGACGACCGACCGAGCGTTGTTGCTCGATCGGCTCCAATTCTGCGTTTTTCTTTTTCGCAGCCATCAGGCGAAGTCTTCCTCGTCGCTCTTGTTTGAGATGCTCTTAATCGCTGCGCGACCGAGCGGCGTGTCGGCGAGCATTCCCAGCGCATCCATGTAGGTGGCGATCAGCGCCTGTTCTTCAAGTCGCTTGTGCTGATCCATCTTGCGGAGGCTGACAACCTTCTTGATGATCTTCGGGTCGAAGCCGTTGCCCTTGGCTTCTTTGTAGACTTCCTTGATGTCCTCAGCGATTTGGCTCTTCTCATCTTCGAGACGCTCGATGCGCTGCACGATGCTGCTAATTTGATTATTGCTCATGATTTCCCCTCATGATCGGTTACGGGCAAATCGCCCGCGTAATTTCTCGCCTAATTTCGAGACACCGTCAAGTCGGGCAGGCGCGGACTAGCTGTCGATAATTATTTTTGCCCCTGTGGATAACTCGATTTGACAAGCGAACTGAGTTCGTCTACAACTTTTCTCACGGTCTGATTTGGACCGCAATCTTATGGAGATCGATATGCACTACGGCACCGAAACTGGCTCACTCGTCAACCACATCCTCGCCAGCAGCTCGAACCGCAACCCCGTCATTGGCGAGGGCGCGACAGTCCTGCACTGGTCAGACCGCACCGCCTGCACGGTGACTAGCTGGGACATCCAGAAGCAGATCGTCGAGCTGCGCGAAGACCTCGCCACCTGCATCGACTACGACCTCCAAACCTACGAATATGAGCCCTCGCAGTTCAAGGCTAGCTACTGGTTCAAGCGCGAGAAGAACGGCAAGTGGGTTCAGGTGTTCCTGAACCGCGTCACGGGCCGCTGGATCAAGTCCAAGGGCATGGGCCTGATCATCGGCCGCCGCGACACCTATCGCGACCGCAGCTTCTAAAAATCGGCGGGGGCTACGGCCCCCACCACCCCTGTGGATAACTTCGCTTGACAAGCGAACTGAGTTCGTCTAGAACTATCTCACGGTCAAGACAGACCGCAACCTTATGGAGATCGATATGACCAAGATTTACACAGCCCGCGACGCCCGCGCTCAGAAGCAAGCTCACAACGACGAAGTGAACGCCCGCATCGATGCAGCCGAAGCAGCTCAGAAGTCAGTCTTCGAGATCATCAACGCCAACCCGCAAATCGGCGTCTTGAACAACGGCATGTTCTACGTCTTCCCAGTGGGTGGCGAATATCGCGAAGCCGACCATCCCTCGAAGCTGCTCGATGACCAGCTCGACGACTTCAACTACGTCGGCAGCCGCCACCACTACTGAGGGGCTTCGGCCCCTCCCACCACCCCAACCCTATGGAGATCGACATGGACAACCACACAATTACCTTTGACGACATCGAAGTCCAGACGCCCGACGGCGTCTGCCTCGCCACTGGCTCGGTGAAGGTCTCATACATCGTGCGTCCTGCGGAGCCCGACGTGGGCATCATGAGCCGTTGGATCGACCTGCTTGGCTACAGCGACCTCGACGTGGTGCTGGTGCTGGTCGATGAGGACGGCGAGGAGATCTCGCGCAAGGCCTGCGACGAGATCGCGCTCTATGACGTCATCGAGGCATATGGCGAAGATTGGATTGTGGACGAAATTCAAAATAGCATTTGACACGCGAACTGAGTTCATGCGAAAAGAGTTCACCGCTGATTTGCGGCCAACCTTATGGAGATCGATATGACCAATACCATCGCGGCCGTTGAAGTTTATCTCGCAGCCAAGGCACAGGCAGAGCAGGCCGAGGCCATCCTCAATCAGGCCAAGAAGGACGTCATCGCCATCGTCGGCGGCTACGGCTTCCTCGAAGGCGAGACGGCCGACCTCGACATCGGCGTGCAGGCACGCAAGTCCATCAACGAGAAGGCGCTGCTCGATCTGGGCCTGACACAGGAACAGATCAACGCCTGCAAGGTCGAGGGCGCAGCCTATCCGGTGGTCCGCATCAAGGCCAAGAAGCTCAAGGCGGCCGCGTAAGCGGCCCCTCCCACCCCACCCTATGGAGATCAGTCATGTATTTTATCGTTCCCAAAGGCCGCTCGGTCATCAAAAACGTCGGCAAGACCCACGGCCTGTATGAGGCCCAGAAGCTGGCCGACAAGCTGCACGAGCAGGATGGCCTCCACTACGACGTCATCCACATGAGCAGCGTCTACACCACCCAGACGCTGGCCGAGCTGATGGAGCAGGACGCCGAGAACATGAAGCTGGAGGGGGCGCTGTGAGCGCCCTCGTCCTTACGCCGATCGAAGACGGCGTGTGGGAGCTGACATTCTGCGGCGAGCTGGTGGGCTGGATCCGAAAGGTCCAGCCCGAAGGGCGGCGGGTCGAAGTCTACCAAGCCGAGACCCCGCGTGGCGAGATCCGCCACGCCTACTCCCTGAACCAAGCGCGTGCCGCTCTGGCTGAACTTTACTGCTGAAGGAGAACCAAAATGGAAGACCAATCAGAAGACGACTTCAAGGCACTCATTCGACTGATCGACATTGACGGCGACATGCTTTCAATCGCCTCCCCTTGGGACGACCACGAATTGATGATGCGGATTGAAAATGACGGGGTAACCACAGGCTTCATCATTAACTTGCCGACTGCCTTAGCCATAATGAGCGTCCTCCTGCCACTGATCCAAGGCGCAAAGCTCAAAAAAGCTTGGGACGAGTTTATGAACCCTGAGAAAGACTTCTTCTGATGACCCCCGAAGAACTGGCGGAGGCCGCGCACACGCTCGGCCTCACCAACAGCGACCTCGCCCTGATCATGGGAAACACCCTGCGCGCCGTCCAATACTGGCAGAACGGCCGCAGCCCCATACCCCAGACGGTCGCCATCATCCTCAACGCCATGCTGGCGGGTCAAATTGATCTTGACTGGCTGACCGACGAGGTCTCGCGCCAACTGCAACAGCAAACGGGATAGGCCTGACTGGAGGGGATTGGTCAGGATCTATGGGGTCGCTTGGAGAACCAAGCGGCCCCTTTCATTTGCAGATCATTTGACGCGCACGATCTAAGATTTCCTTTTGGGATTTTCTGAAGGCGCGTCCTCGACAAAGGTTGGAACAAAACTGCTGCTGTGGTCGATAGACGACAAATAACTCATCGCAGACCAAGCAAGCCTTTCTTTGAGGATTTCCTTTTGCTTTTGCCATACCATGATCCCCTTCCTCAGATTGTATTTCAGCTCGTCTAATTCATCCTCAGCCCAGTCAGGGGCCTGAAGCAATTTGCGATAGCGGTTGCGCAGGCCGTCTTTGACGTGCGCTGCTCGAAGTTCAAAGTTCTTGGGCCATACGGTTCCGGCCAACGAATTGCATTCCTTGCAGGCGGGCAGCAGAAAGCCGCCAGCCGAATAAGTTTTAGGTGGAAAGTGATCCACGCTATTAGCACCCTCTCCGCAATAGACGCATTGCTTTCCGTCTATTCGCACCCTTAGCCTGTCATCGTTCATTGGAGGCACCTCTAAGGCGTTTGCAACGACTTGACCATAAACTATCAATTAAGTCGTTTGCAACGCCTCAGCGGCCAATTTTGGAGGCCTAGCGTCGATCCTAGAAGGGGATCTCGTCGTCGATCGGCGCAAACGCCTCGATGCCACGCAGGGGGTCGCGCTCGGGGCCACGGGTCTGGGTGACCTCGGATCCGGCGAACATCGCCTTAGCCTTAACGACCTCGGGGAATGCCTCGATGATGCGTGCGATCTCTGCCAGTGTGTAGACCTGCGAGGAACGATCGCTGCGCTGTGCCTCGAACAGCGAGGCGTCTGCCCAGTCGCGCAGAATGGCAACCGCCCTGCCATTGCTCAGGGCAACCTCCCAGACCTCCGGCGCAGCCTGCCCCTTGCCTGCTGCCATCGCAGCACGATCCAATGCACGCCATGCGGCTGCCATCCGGCGGCTCTCCTGCCGGACATCCTCCAGCTCTCCACACCAAATTGCCTGTGAGAACTTGTAACGCTGGCGGTCGAACTTCTCGCGAAGCTCCTTGTCCACCAGCAGGCGCAGACGGTCCACGCCCCACTTGCGCTCCATCTCGACCGCGACGAGGTCGACCTCCGTCACCTCCTCCTGTCCGGCGATAAACAAACCGGGACTGCGCTGCCACGGGGGCACTGCCGGATAGGTGATTTCTTTGTGCTGATCTTTCGATTTTGATTTAGCCATTTTGATTTCCATTTCTGACTGACTGACAAGAGTGCTACGAGGTGGCGGCGGAGGTCCGCCACCCTATACGTAGTATAGGGGTAATAGTTCCGCATACCTCCGCTAATGATTTCAATAAGTTAGGTTCTAACCTCCGCAAGTTCCGCTTATACTTCCGCCCAATGATTTCAATGACTTA